ACGTACTGTACGAATGTAATATGGGGAATGCCAAGCATGCATTCCTGAAGATACCCCGACCAATTGAGATACTGTTCCTGATGGCTTCACGCATGTAATAGCGGCAGACTCAGGAATCCCAATTTTCCCAGCCTCATCTTTGTTCTTTGCTCTTGCTGATTCTCTAAGAGTCATTAAGAAAGATTCTAGAGAAATGAGGTCTTCTTTACCTGACATAAACTTGTGTCCAAATTGTCCAGTTAAAGAAACACCTAACAGACGCTCTTCTTCTGTATTGTCTTTCCAGATCTTACGAAGATATTTAAAGTCTGTAAGCGTTGACTGCCACGTTCCAAGAATAGTTGCAAGCTCAACTTTGCGTTCAATTTCTTTCTTTGTATCGTTTTCACGTAGTACGACTTCTGAAAGGTTACAAAACTGGTAAGGACGTAGGATAATCTCTGAGCACGGGTTAGTTCCATAGTGTATATCTGGATCTCTTCTTCCATACTTGGCTGCTTGGGCTTGAGCTGCGGCCACATTGTATATACCTCGTTCTCCTGACTTTGAGTCATATAGAGATTTCCATTCTGCAATAAATTGCTCCATGTCTGGCTTGCGTGAGTACGCAACAGAGTTATTAGACAAAGCACGTTGTGTATTGGCTTCCCACCAGTTACCTGATTTAGCCTGTGCCATCTCAATATCATTAATGTTAGAAAGTGAAATCATTGCTGAGCGACGAACTCCGCCTACAACAACTACTTCACCAATCTTACACATAATATCGTGGCATTCAATTGGCTTAAGGTTTCTACCTGTAGCGCTTTTAAACTTTGCAATTGTAAAATCGAATAAATTAATAAGTGGTTGTGGTCCTGATGATCTGCCACCCATTGTCTTAAGTCTTGCACCTGCTGGTCTTACCTTAGAAACATCAATCGCTGGAATCTGGCCAGACCAAAGTAATGCTAGTAACTCACGGTATGCTTTAGCCCAACCTTGCTTAGAGTCTTCTACTGTAATTACTGTAGTTGACTTTTCCAATAATTCTGGGACGGCAGGAAGTTTATTAATGTACTTATACTCGACAGAAAATCCTACTCCTGTACCGCACATAAGAATATACATTGTCTCATCAAATGAACGTGGTGAATCAACTGGTAAAAAAGCACAGTTATATCCTGCTACATTGTCTCTTTCCAATGCTACTCCTGAAGTCATAACAGAGCGCATTGATGGCATGACGTTTCTCTCAAATACACCATTTTTTAATTCCGCAACAAGCTTCTCATCTGGAATATAATTATGATTTTCTTCTAAGTGGCCAAGCATGAAGTTAAAATATCTATCTACTGTCTCACCCCAAGTTTCACGGCGATTATCTTCTGATATCCATCTTGCATATCTTGATAACGCAATAAAATTTTCATATGGGTTTGCAATAGTCTTAGACATTTATAGTACCTGTTTCTCCGCCTAGCGGTTAATTTAAATTTAGTGTGAAGATCCTATTCTACCAAATAACCATTCACATGGGAAGCGTAAAATATATTTATTGCCTTTATTTTAAAATATTATTAGTCAACTATACACGTATACTTCATGATTATCCTAGTTGACTGGCTTGACAGGCTTATGCAATTAATGTTATGCTTAGAGTTCGTTATCTCTAGAGGAGGAAATGCCAATGGAGAAAATAAAACAACAGGTAAGTGATTTGGCTCACAACTTGGTTACAATAGTAATGGTAACATTATTTATGTTTCCAGTCCAGCCTACACAAGCCTTAGTAGTAAAACCTTTAGTGAAAACTGAAGCCCAACTAAAGCAAGAAGTCTTAGATAAGTTCAGTAAAGAAATTTACAAGCCATCTGAGATGCTTACAGACGAAGAGCTAGTATTACTACTCAAGACTGTAGGATTCGAAGGAGTAGGCCTTAAGAAAGCTTGGTCCATAGCAAAGCGTGAATCTAACGGAAGACCGCTTGCATATAACGGGGATAAGAAAACTGGAGATAGTTCTTACGGAGTATTCCAGATAAACATGATCGGAAATCTTGGTCCTGAAAGACTTGAGAAGTTCGACCTAAAGAGTAACAAAGAGTTATTCGACCCAGTAACAAACGCAGAGATAACGTACTATATGACCAATGGCGGTCAAGATTGGTCCAGCTGGAAGGGCATGACCCCTAAAGCGCAGGAATGGCTATTGCGATTCCCAACAACCGAAAAGAAGTAGGATAAATGAAGATACAGTATGTATCGAAGTATCTCTCTTTATCTAGAGAGGGCCTTGTTCCAGAGCTTTTATGCCCAATGGATCAAGGCTCTCTTTATCCTAATCAGGATACTGAAGAAAACATATTTTTATATTGTTTATCTTGTGATTACAAAAATAGCATAGGATTACACGCTTACAATAAAATAGAAGCAGCGGTTAAAAATGAAATCTAAAAAATTAGAACACGATGTCTATCATCCAGTTTTTGAACAGATAGGCTACATGAAAGACGTAATGCCTGAATGGTTTAAAAAAATAGAAAAATTTGCTGGTGGCAAACTTAGCATTATATGCCCGCTCCTGTTGATCTTTTAGTTGAGCAAACGCCAAACGGACCAAAAATAAGTTGGAATTTTTTTGATGCTGACTACAAAGAAACTGATTTTGTTATTGAAAGAGACAAGGGTATGATTCCAACACTACCCATTCCACAAGGGTTTCACGATAACCATTTTTCATGGAGCACAAAACAAATTCTTAAGGTGGAGGATGGCTACAGCCTTTTAATAACACACCCTTTAAATAGAGATGATCTGCCTTTTAGAACAATGTCTGGGCTAGTTGACGCAAACTACCCAATGAATGGTGGCAAGTTGCCGTTCTTACTCAAGATGGGCTTTGAAGGAATAATTAAGGCTGGAACTCCAATTGCACAAATAATACCTGTTAAGTCAGAGCCTTGGAAACTTGAAAGAAATACAAATTTATTGCCTGAAGCAAAGCTGGCCCGTAGCGAATCCTTAAAACATATTATTGGCTGGTATAAAAATAAATACTGGAACAGAAAGGAGTATAACTAATGTCAGATTGCGAATGTGGCAATTGTATGTGCGGAAAAGGAATTCAAATAAATACCCCCGAAGATAATCAATACGAGTCTTCTGGATTTAATACTTATGAATGGAAGATGCCTGTAATCTTCCCTAATACAGATGGAGGAATAGACAAATAATGGATGAATCAAAGCTACCTGATGGAGCAATAATTAAAGACGCTGGAACTATTGAAGATAATTTGCCTATGGTTAATTATATTATGCTCCATCGTATATACGACATGATGACGCTTATTGCAAATCATTTTGATACCGAAAAAGCAACAAGAATGATTGAGTATCATCAAGAAGGATACTTGCTTGGCCCTGAACCAGCATTTACTCCAGGGGAAAAGGCATAATGTCTTACAGTCAAGAACAAATGGATTTTGCCCATAAGGTTGTTTTTCGACTTATGGAAATATTAAAAGTTTGTCCTAATGTAGACGACAAATATAAATGCCACACGACTAATCAAAAAGCACATGCTAGATGTGTAGACTTAATGGTGCTTTTGGCTGAAATAACCAATCTGCCCGAATATCTGGTATACCTAGGAAACAATCCTGATACCAATGCAGATCCTTATGGCTGGATTACTGAATATCCTGCTGCTGAAAAAATTGTTGAAAAAACAGTTGACTTAGAAAATAACGTGTAATACAATTAAGATGTGTAGGTGACGGCAGTAATGCTTCCCTATATAATGTATAGCAATATACTAGAAAAGCCCATTCGGATCCGCCTCTGAATGGGATTTTTTCTTTTTATTTCTTTCTATCTCTTTCTCGCTGTAGCAATCTATACAAGCCATTTGGAACAAACTTAGAAGCTATATTTATCTCGTTTTTCTGAAAGCGTTTTCTATCTATATCTGTCAATTCTCTAATCTCAAGTCCTAGTTTTGATTTTCTTTCAAAAGGAATATAGTGGACAAAGGGATCTCCTCGATTAATTGTAATCTTGTCTTTGCCTCCATGATACAAAACCTGTTGATTAATTTCATGGTGTATATCAGTATCAATAATGCCAGGGAGAACTGAAAAATTTTTATTATAATGATAAAACATTGGAAGTTGCAAAACAGACCAGCCTTTAGGGGTAATTATTCTCCATGGGCATTCTGCTTTAAATACAAACTTTGCTTTATCTCCATGTAGGCTTGCATCTGCCCACTTTAAAAATTGATTATTGGTGTGAATGCTCCAATTAAATGAGTCATTAGAGGTCTTCCATAGAAATTCCTGTGTTTCATCGTTAAACGCTAACTCTGTGTCGCACCACATTGGAAGAACGTAGCCTTGAGAAAAGAAGTCTGGAAAAGCTGGACAAATTTTTACAGTAGATGCTGAAGGAAAGTTAATCGAACCAACTTGAGCAGATCCTGGACCATACGGCATGTCATTTAAGTCCAACATACTTGGAGTATCTTTAAACCATTGCGGCACAAACTGCTTTGAAGGCTTTGGCTTACATTGCTGTATCTCTTGTAGACCTGGCATCATAGATATAAATTCAATATTACTCATTACAACAGTATAGCAAATCAATTTAGATCTGCATAGTGCAAAAAGTGCGAAAAAAGTGCGCCGTCGAAAGAAGAGCCATATCTCATATGTGATAATTTGTAGAATATGCTTTACAAGCCCTCTACGGGGGCTCTAAGCCCTTAACGGGTCATATTTGGTATCTCCGATACTAAGACCCCAGAAAAGGGCGGGAGAACTAAGATTTGAAACTTTTTATATATACAACTATAGAGGATAATATAACCAGAGACATTACTGGAAGAACTAAATGATATACACCAAGATAGATTGTATTTAATATTGTATTCATTTAGCTATAACAACCAATGAGTAATATGCACCAAGGATGATTAGTAATGACCATAGGAATGGTTTAGAACTGTTCATTGTCTATATCTTCATCTAGGTCAAAATCAAAGATATCTATTTGTCCCGCCCAATTTAAAAATTTAGACATAGCAAGACCTGAGAAGACTGCTGTCGCAGTTAACGCAATTAAAGCATAGATTTTCTTCATTTTCTTTTACACGTACATTTCTTTTGTCGCATTTTCCACCACATCCATGTGTGATGAATAGCCATTAAACCCATAACAATCCACATGAGTTGCATTTCAGTTATTCCTGAACCTGTGGCTAATACTATATTTTCATGATCATGCATAATAATATCCTAGTCGACTACAATATTCAATGCATGTTCTAGACAGTAGAATTTCATAGATCCATCTTGTAATAGTTTAGATGTATACGATGCCTTATCGCAATAGCTACAAAATCTCATTTATCCTGCCTTCCGCATTTTTCTCATATATGTTCTTGCTCTGTGGCAATTAGAACATACTACTTCACATTTGGCTATCTCTTCATCGATTCGTTTCTTAGATAACGTATTGATTAGTTCCGCCACATTTGCTTGCTTAGTTCCACGAACATGATCAAAGTCCATCATATAGTAAGGATAGGATATTTTACAATCCATACATGGGTTTTTTTCTTTAACTTCTTTTAAATAACGTGCCAGAGTTTCTTTTTGTTTCTTGATCGATATCTTCTCTGGAGACATACCTTAATTA